CCATCGAGAAGTAACAGTGGAACAGATACTACCCAGTTCTTTGACTCGACTATCAGCGGGATGATTTTCATATACTATTAATCCTCTGCCATCTTTCATATCTTGGTTGCCAAAACCTTTGTAGTCACGAGCCATCAAAGTTCCAATGGTATCTTTACCATCTGGAGGGCAGGGGATCAATGTGTTTGTAGTAGGGTCGTGTCTTGTTTTAGTGGAAATAGCATGAGCTATTCTGTTCTCTCCGCCATCGATTTCAGTGCTTGATACAGAAGTGGAGGTAGTGTTTTGTTTCTTACTTCCGCTCTTCTTAGAATTCCCGAGCAAGCTTTTTGGCTCAAATAAAACCTTGGATGCACTGGTCCAGTCTCCAAGACATCCAACAACGAACACTCTACGGCGGCGCTGTGGGACTCCGAAGTGTTGAGCGTCAAGCACCCGATAGGCGAACCCATACCCGAGTTCGACCAACGCCCCAAGGAAGGCACCAAAGTCCCGTCCTCCGTTGCTACTGAGGACACCTGGCACGTTTTCCCATACGCACCACTTGGGTCTAAACTTGTCAAGAATTCCAACATAGGTAAGCATGAGGTTGCCTCTTGGGTCTTCGAGTCCTTTACGGAGTCCAGCGACTGAGAATGATTGGCATGGTGTTCCTCCAACGAGAAGGTCAATTGAGTCATTTAAGTTCCACTCCTTATATTTTGTCATGTCCCCAACATTAGGGACTGTGGGAAAGCGATGTGATAGTACTGCTGATGGGAAGCACACAGTCGGAACTTTGATGGCTCGTGATTACAAAGGTTTTGGTAACCAAGATATAAAAGATGGGAGAGGATTGATTGTATACGAAAACCATCCCACTGATTCTCGAGTCAGAGAAATGGGGACTGTATGTACCACTGTTACTGCGAGATGGGGAACTGGTGGTGGGAATGTGCCTTTTGCTTTGGCAGAGAACACCATCGGAAGACAACCCCTAAATGGCGGTAATGGTAATGGCTTTACTGAGGGTGGTCCGATGTACACTCTGAATGCTACTGGTGTGCATGGTGTGGCTTATGGCTTTGAACCTGGAATTGCCAAGCGTGAAGGCAGTCCAAATCGTTTTGTAGAAAACCAAGCACCAACACTACGAGCACACATGGGTGACAACCAAACGGCTACGGCATACGCAGTTGATGTGTATAACCAAGCGGTGGATGGTGATGTGGCAGCCACACTAACAAGTGCGTGCGGTGGTACAAACACCAGCGGACCTAAGCTGATGCAGAACATGGCCGTGCGTAGGTTGACACCAATTGAGTGCGAGCGGTTACAAGGCTTTCCCGATAACCACACCAACATTCCTTGGCGTAAAAAAGATGAGTCGCCCGATGGACCACGCTACAAGGCGATGGGCAACAGTATGGCAGTACCAGTAATGCACTGGCTTGGACAACGCATTCAACAAGTGGAGGAGTTAGCATGATGTTATCAGTACTCACTGGATTCTTTTTATCGTATGGTGACGCACACTGGGGATGGTGGATATTATTTTGGTTGGCATTCTTTGCACAATCGATTGCTACCTTTATGATCAGTATGTACACAGTTGTAAAAAGAAAATGAAACAGTTTAGGTTTCCTCGTATCATTAAGCGTAAGCTTTTCAACATCATCTTTGGTGGTGTTGGAAAGCGTAGGCTTATTCAAGATTACATTAATAAGCGAAAGCGTATTAAAGCTCGCTTTAAGATGCAAAAGATTCGTAGAGCCCATCAAGGGTGGCGAAACCGTGTTTATGGTAGTATTACTGCACGGAAGATTCAAAAAGTATTTGGCAGACGCAAACCAGTAGCACAATTTAGGAGATAGTATGGACACGAAAGAATTGATTGAAGCATTAGACAACCGATACGGCAACCCAAACGCTAAGGGATTAGAACTAATCCAGGAGGCAATCCGTGTGCTGCGATTGCAACAAGAAGAGCTCGAGGCTTTGTTGGAGCAGGTCAAGTGACCACCTTCACCACGCAAGATCGGCAAGATGCTCAACGCACCCCGTTGACTGATGAGCAGTTAGCCGAGATGCGACAATGGTTAATAGACAACCTACCAGATATGTGGGCATCTGGTAAGTGCAGTCAACCATTTTTTAAAGAGTATGCTCGTATGGTCGAGCGCGCCCACGGAATAGGAGAGTAATATGAAAGCTAGACAAGTTGAAGTGTTTGATCAGGACGGCAACCTAGAAAAGGTTGAGGTTACCCTAGAAACTGGCGTGCATCTATTTGATGCCGTTTGGGACCCGGAAGACGAGCAAAACGAAAAGAATAGAACGGCCTTCAGAGAATGGGTCAAACGGATTGCTCTGCAACACGGGCACGAACTAACTTAAACAACGCCCTTCGGGGCGTTTTGTTTTATGGTGCGCCGCAAAAGACACAGTATCCACCCTATATTTCACTTTACCCTCTACTGTGTTTTCTTTTATTAAATTAAAATAGAAAAAATAGTAAAATACTATGGATACTATGGATACTGTGGATTGTAAAAAATTAAAACCAATGGAATCAAACGATTACAAATTAAATGATGCGCCGCAATACAACTTTTTGGACAAATCGCATCCTGTCTTCTGTGGATAATGATTACTTTTGGTTATATGTATATAACTTTTATGTCTAGAAATAGTTTAAAACACATGGTATATTTTGCATAAGTAGATAGCACACAAGGAAAACAGATGAAACCAAAGACTTTACCCGTTCTATTTCAGAACATACCGCTAGGATTGCGGTCAGTACCCCGTTGGACACTATGGAATTATGTATTGATTGGTGAAGGCGACACCCAACGTTGGTCAAAGCTACCAGTACAACCCACTGGCAAAGCAGCCAGTTCAACTAACGCAACAACATGGACAGACTTTCTGAGTGCAGAAGCTGCCTACTTAACTGGGAGATTTGATGGCATCGGCTTTGTTTTCACTGGCGACGATCATATTATTGGTGTCGATCTTGATGATTGTTTTGATGATCTAACCAATCAATTTACCAACGCAGAATTAAAAGGGATTGCAGACGGCATTCAAGGTTACATGGAAATCAGCCCATCGGGTACAGGTGTGAAAATCTTCACCATAGCTGATCTTCAAGGTGCTCATGTGGATCACGATAAAGGATTGGAGATCTACCCCAAGGGTCGTTACTTCACTGTCACTGGCCACAAACTGGGCGGTGAACTACCTACCCAATTACAAGACATTACGCACCTTATTCCAGAGCGGACAGTCAGAGCATCAGGAGATGCGTTTGCAGACTACAATCCGCCCCTAGAAGGCTGGGACATGGCAAAGGTAGAGGCAGAGCTACTGCCACAGTTTGATCCTCACTGCGGGTACACAGATTGGCTACAAATGGGTATGTGCCTACACCACCAGTTTCAGGGCGACCTCGAGGCTTGCGAGATGTGGGATCGTTGGTCATATGGTGACGGCAGTGTAGTGAACTACACCACCAATGCGTGCGAGAACAAGTGGAAGACATTTAACCAAAAAGGTGGTGGTGCTACATTACGCACACTAACTTTTAAGATCTCACAAAACAATCGCATCGAGGCACTAGCCAAGGGTGACTTGATCCTTGGTGTAGCACCAATGGAAAACGCACAGACATTCCTTGATTCTAAATTCTCATGCGAAGAGGGAGTCAAACTGGTTCACTATGCGGGTGACTTCTTTGCTTACAAGGGCACACACTATGCCGATGTAGAAGAGTCAACAGTACGCTCTGATCTGTACAAGTTTTTAGACAAGTGCAAGAAACAAGATCGCAAGGGTAACATCGTGCCATTCGCACCAAACCCAGCGAGCGTTAGTGCTGCCATGGACGCTACCAAAGCCTTAGTGCACTTGGAGAACCATGCCAACACTCGCCCACCAGTATGGCTCAGTGGTTACAGTGCTAACCGCCCCGAGGCAAACAAACTGGTTAGTTTGAAGAATGGTTTGTTTCACTTAGAAGACAATGTACTACTGCCACACTCACTGGGATTCTTTACACAGAACTCATTGCCGTTTGCGTATGATCCGTTGGCTGATTGCCCACAGTGGAATCAATTCTTAAGTGATGTATGGTCAGAAGATCAAGAGTCAATTGATTGCTTGCAAGAAATGTTTGGTTACATTCTGTCGGGCGATACCATGCAACAGAAATTCTTTAACATCATTGGACCACGACGCTCTGGTAAGGGCACAATCAACAAGGTGCTGGTTGAACTACTTGGTCAGCACAACACTGTAGCACCAGAATTAGGAGAACTTTGTGATACATTCGGTCTTCAACCATGGCTTGGAAAACTTCTTGCATCTTTCACTGATGCTCGTGCTCCTGATCGTGACCGGGGTGCCGTTGTTAGTCAGTTACTTCGTATTGTTGGTGGCGACACTGTTACTATTAATAGAAAAAATAAGGAAGCATGGAATGGCTATTTACCAACACGCATCGTCATTTATTCAAACGAGGTTCTTCAGCTAACTGAATCATCCAACGCGCTTACTGGACGCATGATCGTGCTAAAAATGAGCAGATCGTTTTACGGTAAGGAAGATACTGCACTGTCATCCAAACTGATGGGCGAACTGTCTGGCATCTTTAACTGGGCGATGGTTGGCTTGCGTAGAAGACTAGAGCGTGGTGGATATTTCTTACAACCAAAAACTGGTCAAGAGTTACTGGAAACCATGGAAGAGATGAGCAACCCAATCGGTTCATTCATTGAAGATGCTTTAGAGTATGACAGCAGTGTTGAGGTCGATAAAGACGATGTGTTTATTTGCTACAAACGATGGGCTACCAAGCATGGCTTAACACCAGGCAACGATCTGTCATTCAAGCGTAGATTCCTTGCAGCAACTCAAGATAAGGGTGTATCATCTATATCAACCCGTATCGATGGCAAGCGTCAACACAAGTACAGTGGGCTTAAACTAAACGAGAAAGCTCAAGCTTTCATTGATAAACAAACGATGTTTGACGAAGAGGAGTCTTCATTTTGAAAAAGCTGAAAGTAACCTACGCTGAAGGGTGCTTCGATGAACTGGCGGAAGAAATGACGCAAGACGAACTCGATGCCCTTGTGGCGGAGATTGAAGAAATGGTAGACACTGGTGAAATATTTGAAAACTCCGAACCACTATCTGAAGAGGAATCAGAATTGATAATGAATAAACTCAGAAATTTAGAAAAGAATACAAGACAATGAAAAAACTATATCGTGTTTTCAAAGTACCAATCTTCCCAGCAAACATCCATGTATGCTTGGATGAGCCAGCGTTTAGGCAAATGCTCAAGGACAAGAATGTCCCACAAAAGCTGGATTACCTTGAAGGCGGAGCTATGGCCGAGGTTCACTCCACACCAACGGCAGATGGTCGCACGCTGATCTCGTTGATCTTGGATCTAAACATCATTGACGATTTGGACTCCACCTTGGTACACGAGTCAGTGCACCTTGTGTATCGCATATTTGAGTACATCAACGAAGAAACCCCAGGTGAAGAGATTCGTGCTTACTTAACTGAATACATTTATAAAGAGATTAAAAGGATTTTAAATGAGCCTGATATTAGAAAAAGACATAGAAAAATACTTGAACAAAAGAATCAAGCAGTTATCGGGGCTCTCTTACAAATGGCAGAGCTCGGTGACGGGGGTGCCGGATCGCATAGTGATACTAAACCAGAAGATTCTATTCGTAGAACTAAAAACGGAAACAGGAAAGCTGTCACCAAGACAAATCCACGTATTTGATGAACTAGGTGAAGCTGGCTTTCCAGTGCATGTTTTAAGATCATATGACGATATAGAGGAGTTTATTCGTGGCGCGAACACCGAAACTAACTAAAAAAGATAAGCATATACAACGGTTTCATTCCAGAGCAAGATCTCGAGCAAAGGAAAAAGATATACCGTTTGATATTAGTTTAGAATATTTACGATCAATTGCAACAGATAGCTGCCCCGTTTTTCTTACCCCATTTGGTTGGGGACCATCTGGATTAGGCAGGGGTAAGTTTAAAGATAACGCACCGCAACTAGATCGTATCATTCCAGAATTAGGATACATAGTAGGTAATGTAGCATTCATATCACACAGAGCGAATAGAATAAAA